TCATAGAATAAAATAATTCTCTTCCATCGAGGCTTAATCTTAGTGTAAAATGTTTTTTCGTGTGGGAAGGCTCCTTCATTGTTTGAAGCTATCGAATTGCAATAATGTCCATTTAATCGCCAATGCACGCCCGCATCCTTCTTGCTGCTGGCAATGTACAGCGTGTCTCCGCCGCCTTTTGGCAATAAATCCCAATTTTGAATAACAGTATTGTCTACATTGGAAATCCATTTATGCTTACCGTCTCTTTCTGGGAAATATAATTTTCTCCTATAAATACCATTATGCCTATAATAATCATAACTATAAGCAAGTTCATGTGGCACTGCATATGGCATTTTGATCATTCCCTTATGCTCCATAGTTAACCAGAAGTAGTCTATTGGCCTAATAGAAGCCATTTGAAGCATTTCTTCAGTCCAGCCATATTGTTGCCAGTATTCTAAATCATAGTCCTTATATGGAGCGTATGCTACCTCTATTTGTGTTGTAGTTTTTTCTTTAAAATGCGGCGTTGGATTAATCTTAGAAATAATAGTTCTTACATATTTAAATTCTCGATCAGAATTGTCTATTAATTGTAATCCAAAATCTAGATTAATCTTTCTAATTGTGTCTCTGAAATCCAAATTAAACTTACGCATCACATATTCAATAGCCCTGTAGGAACCCTCTCCAAAATCTGTGTATAAAAGGTCTCCGCCAATATGTTCTATCATACACGATGGAGACTTTTCATCTCTAAACTCCGACTTAAAAGGCTGTGATATCTTTTTGAAATTCAGGCAATATGCTTGGAATATCTGATACGTTGAAATCACATCTAATAAATTGCTTTTAGTAAGAATATTTCTAGTTGTGATCATTTTGTTTGTTTATTTATATTTAGGATCTAAAAATTGATTTGCAATAAATAATTCCCTATGCAGATCTTCTATTTGTAGTTTTCTTCGATGCAATGCAATTCCTCTATTGTCGCAATCTTTCTTAAGCCTATAAATTTTCATACTTAAGTCATCTATTGTGTTATTTAATTGCTTAATTTCTTTCTTAAGTTCATAAATTTTAGACTTATTTGCTATTTCATCTGGTATTTTTAATAATTCAACCAATTCATCTGTTTTCATTTATTTAATTTTAAAAGAAAGGGCCATCCGAAGACAGCCCAATCAAACAACTATTTATAAAACAACAATTTTATCTTACCAAGGCATTTCATCCTCTGGAGCCTGTACAAAATCAGGATCAACAGAAGCTACTGCTACTGGTTTATAATCATACTTGCTCGTCTTATCAAACGGTTTGATATGACTTGGATTGGCTTTCATCTCCTCATTAGAAGCGATAAAACCATAGCGACGCTTACCTAAAGAATAGCCAATTTTGTCAGCACCATCTTTTACATAAACATATTCCTCAGCTGTGATAGCCCACGTAGCAAATTTGCCACGAATAATAGGCATCAACTTATTAAGATAATCCTCAACATTATCAGCCTCGATAGCATCAACTTTTTCAGAAACATCAAGTTTCTTAGCAATCAATGCGATATCAGAGATAAACTGATCCATCTGAGTTTTATCATCTTTGCCAAAATAAATACTGAAATTCAAACGACCTACACGACCGCCAAATTTAGATTTTTCATCTGGTTCAAAACCAGCATCTACAACTTTTGGACTTTCCAATAACAACACAACCTGTTGTTTATCGCTTTTGGATGACTTTTTAAGTTCAAAGCCAACAATTGCAGCTTCCTGAACACCATATGACAAGTACCTTGACCCACCATTACTACCACTCTCCACAATCACACCCTTAGTGCTGAAATTACTCATATATTTAATTTTAATTGTTACTATTTAATTCTTCTTCTCTACGAAACTTTAATGCAATACCTTCCCATTCTTCCTGTAAATCTCTCCAGAATCTATCGCCTTCCTTTGTTGGCATCCAAGTAAAAGCAGACGTTACCCAACTGGGATTGGCTTGCCAAGTCTTATTTAAATGCTCATCAAAGTTTTTCTTTTCATTAACAAGATTGGCTTTATATTGCTCTAGGCAATTATTCTTCTCAAGAAATTCTATAAATCTTTCTTTCATTTTAATTGTAATAATCAGTTACACACTTTGCAACATATCCCAAATCATTAGGTATTCTAATTGATGGGAATGTGCCCTGCGGTGATTTAGCTGGATAATCATTAGTTCTATTTGTCACAAAGAAATAATTACCTTTTTGTGCTTTATCATCCCATTCAGATGTTGCATATAATACAATATTAAATAATCCCTCAAGAGTGATCTTTGAATCAATCATGTTACCCAAAGTTTTCATTTTACGAATAACTTCAAAGTCTTTATGGATTTCTTCACTATGACTAATGAAATATACTTGAAGATCATCACGAAGAGTTCTTGCCATATCAATGATTTCAAAATAATCTTTAGCTAGTTCATTGAACTTTTCATAACCCTTCTCCATAGCCTTCCGCATAAATGCAAAACTCATTGAATAATGTGCATCATCAATAACAATATATTTAATATGCGGCATCGTTGTATTAATGCGACTCAATGCATTCTTAATATTGCTTGATTTGTCACTTGAAAACCAATTTCCAGTAGGGTTATCAACTGGATGAAATGGCTTATAAACCTGCTTCCATCCTTTGGTCGGCAATCCTTTACCAGCAACAGAAATCACAAATGTCTCGGCTGGATTTAATCCAATAATACCAAGATCGTCATTTTTTAAAATAGAAGTTGACTTTCCAACTCCACTCTCTCCCACTACAGCGATTAATTCACTCACTTATCTTTCTCCTATATTTAAATTACTATCTATACCAAAGTTTTATTTCTTTAGATTTTAGTAGCCACTCTTTATGCTTTCTCGTGTAACTGCCAAATCGGTCTCTTATATCCCGCATCATAACATCATAAGCATTCTTATAAAATCCATGTGCTCGATATAATTCATATCCATTTCTAGTTACAATTAAAACTCCATGGCCATTTTTAATTATCGAGTATTCTTTTCTAACCCTCTTAAGAAGTTCAACTTTCATCTTAATCAATCATAAAGTATTCTTTAATCAAAGGTTTAAAATTCTTCAGAAATTCATCACGAAGTTCAGCGGTTTTAAAGGATAAAAATTCATTTTGAGTGCATCCCCAATTAGATACAATTTTATTGCCAGCACAGATAATTTGAATTTTGATTTGATTTGCATCTGAGTAGTCCGCAATCCAACCATTATTATATATAGCCATCAACTGTGATAATTGTGCCATTGCCAAGGCACTGCGAGCCTGTTTTTCGGTAGCAAAAATGCTTCGATTTTCATATCTTGAATTCATTAATACTGGAAGAGATTGTACGGATGTTGATCCATACTCATGTATAACCTTAAACCCTTCGGTAACTTTCAATTCATTATATTGTTTTGGAAGCTTCTCTTTAGTCAGCTCTTCCTTACTAAAATTAGCCAATAATAAGTCATCCATTTCTGGAGATTTGCCATACATTTTCCTAGCTTGTTCTAAGCTTAGTTTAATTGTTTTTTCTGTGCTCATACTATTTTTATTAACTATTTCAGCCCAAACTCCATTACAATATAGAAATCCACATTCTCTATTATTGTGATCTTTATTCCATATTACATTTTTACATCCATAGACATCTTTTTGAAACCTATATCCACCATTACATTTAAGACGTGCTGGATTTAAATCTCCCGGTAATGCCGAATAGAATTCTGTTCCAATTGGATACCTGAGCTTAGCCTCTTCAATTAGTAGTGTATCTGGTAATTTTTCTAACATCTCAAATGGTATTTTTGTTGTAATTTGCTATTTGTTCATAAACTCTTTCTGATGGTTCTCTAGGTAATTCTGCAAAGTAATTACATGCACCTAAAAACATCATTTGTACGCTTGCATTAGAGATCCCATCACGATTAAGATTAACCATTAATTCTCTATGATTAGCACCTATGCGACCTAAATCCCATCCATCGTATTCTGGAAGAGAATATAATGATGGGCAAAATAATGATAGCATGACGTTAACGTCTAATGCAGTATGTTTATTGTCGGATAAATCCCTATCTGTTGGTTTAATCTTATCAATAATAATCTTTCCACCGCTAGTATAAGCCGCATCAGCTGAATCTGCTGACATTTGCTGAACTCCAACTGGAATTCTATTATAGTTATTTCTAAGTTCAATACAGTAATTACTACTAAATGTTTGAATAGCCTGATATATGTTTTCGCCTTTCTCTGGATGCAATAATCCAAAATGATCAGTAATATCTATTAAGTATTCATTTGAATTCCTGTATATAAACTTATCTTTAACTCTCTTGGGTACTATTGTTCCATCCTCATTCTTCCAAGGAATCTCTTTATGCGTCCATTCACCTCTTGAAGCTGAATCTTCCTGTAGTGTCTTAAAAATACCTGTAGCATTTTTTATGGAGTCATAAAAAGTTACCTTCTCTTCAAACATCTTAAGCCAATGCTGAAACGATGGAGATTTTACAATTGCAATAATATTCTCATCTAATATATAATCTTTAAATACAGATTGTAGTTTTTGAGGAGAAATAATAATCCCATGACTCTTGAAAAGCTTATACGATATTGCCGAAATCCATTTGAGTTCTGAAGACATTTCTAAACTAAAATATTTAAAGATTGGTGTAATATCTGTATCATTACGATGTGAATACCACCACTCAAAAGGCTCATACATGAACAAATAGTCACATAGCTGGGTCTTACCAACTTTTGTACGCGCCCCGACCAGGTAGTATTTACCCTGCTGAATACCCGGCAATATTGTATTTAGCCTTGGAAATGTTGACCATGGAATTGCAATTATATCTCCATCAATACGCCTTTGCCTATTAATTTCGAGTTTTTTAATTACCCCTTCAATCATTTACCATTGCTTTAAGCTCATCAAGAGTCCATTGTGAATTTAAACCATAGCGCTCACTAAGAGGATGTTCGCTTGGTGGGAATAATAAATACACATAACTCGCACCTACAATTGTACTCTGATTATATCTTGATGATGTTATTACGAATCTCTTGATTGTACTACAATGAATGCAAGCTAACATATCATCAGTTTTATCTTTATTATACTGATATAATGCCCTTACAACATCTTCAATTTTAGCATCTTTTATATAATACTGAGATAATAATAGCAAATCATCAAACGATCTATTCCTTCCTTGAGTACATTGAATTTCATTTGAGTCTTCCCAATATGTAGCTGGATTTCTGTTTCCACCCATGAGTCCTGCAATCGAGAAATAATGACTCAATACATCAAATACGGAGTCATAGCTTTCTTTTGCTTCTTTAAAGTATATTTTAATCATGTTTTAGTGTTAATTAATCCCCATAAACAAAAGGCTGTGTATATTGAAAACATAAATGCCATTTGATATTCTTTTATGCTAAGATTATAAAATAACCAATAGTAATTAGAGATTGTCCATAATATATATGATATCTTTTTATAATCTTTAATATTGGCAACATATCCAGCAATTGCTATTAATGCAAATAAAAGTTTAATCATTTATATTTACGTTTACCATTAATTATAATACAGAAATTCAATAGCCCAATATGCGTAATTCTTCTGCTCGACTCTGAATTATGAAGCAATATTGATTGTATAATTATTAATTCAAAAACTTTAGTTCCCCAATAATTTTTAAATACAAATGTCATAACTTAATCTCCATTGATTTAGTTGTTGTTATCACTTCATCTTCTTTCTCTAACCACGCCATTAGAGTGCTATTGCCATCCTTTTCAATAAAATATGGTGCAATTTGCATTCCTCTGTCCATAGTCATTTGATTAAAATTGCTCACATATTCTCTACATGAAGTTAAGATCTGATCATTAGTATAATCGCCCATCCCATGCCCTTTATCAAGCTTTCTAAGCTTATCTACAATGATCTTGATAGTTCCTCTCCATGGATATTTACCATCCTTAGAACCTCTAGGGAAGCACTCTCTGATGTCCGTGGCTAACTGTGTATAATCTCTGCCAATTCCCTCAATTAAATACAAAGATCTTGGAAGCAAGCTAACCATCGCCCCATCTAAAGACAAATAACCCTTAGATTGAAGCGATAGATAGTCAGCCTTTCTTTCTATATAATCAATTGATTTATTATTCTGTTGAGAATAAATAGATAATAACAATAAATATTCATTGATGTTTATTCCCCTCCTACTTAATCTCTCTGTATCAATGATTATCTGCATATTATTATAAATTAATCACGAATACCTTAATATCATTACTGGAAGATGTGCTTCTACGATATTCGGTTTCAACGCCACCTCGCTCAACCATAATCTCTTTCATTAATGTATCAATATCATCATGACCAGATACCAATGTGAAAATCCTGAATGAGCCACGATTTTCTTCGATAGCATTATTTACGAGAGACTTAAATACAAAATCTTTTAGCCTTTGTCGATTTGTGCTGTCTTCAAGCAAGTCAAATCTACAGTTGCGATCAATATTATTGTGCAACCTTTGGATTCCACTAATTTCATTTAATCCACAACAAGACATACCTGAATTAATCTCAAGCACCTCATTATCATAAATTACATGCTCTTCATCGTTAAAATCAATAACAACCTCATTGTTGTCATTAACATAAATGCCTGACTCAATTTGTTCCCATGTTGGAAATTGTGGTCTTGGTGGTTCTGGCTGAGCAAATAAAGCCAATTTATACTTAGCTTCAATACCATTATTGTTAACACACCTGAAATGTGTTGCTTCTCTCAATGTGTCAACCTGTGAATCATCTGAATCAATCAGAATCCCAGTATAATCACGATCTACGGTGATATTTTTAGCCTTCTGTGGGGCTGTAATGCATTTTAATGTAATTTCTCCTGACATAATTTCTTCTGTTGTTGTGTTATTAATTGTTGGTTGTAATTGCATTATTTGTGCAACTGTTAGTTCTTTTTCTGGTAATTGATTGAAATATTGTTCAGTGCCAATCATTATAGTCCTTCCATTGCGAATAACCATGAAGTCTGGATGACAAGCATTTGGGATCTGAATAATTGATAATGTTGGCCCCCATAAATCTCTTACTGGGTTGTTTATTTGAACATATTCATTTCTATTAGCATATCCTTTAACTCCAAGATCTAATAATTTAGAATTTAAAGAAACTAGATTTTGTCTAATTAGCCTAATCTTACAGTTATTTACATCAATTTCTCCTAGTCTTAGAAAATCTTGATATGAGATTTCCGTTTCTAGTAAACCATCGAATAGCCTACTATCTGGAGAATAAATGCCATAGTTATTATTAATAACCAAAAGACCTCTTTCAGTATATCTAATAACCCTATCCCCAGAAGCCCAAGTATGCCCCAATTTAAATGCCTTCTCTTGCACTTGCCTAGATATATCAACATTAGGTATTCTTATTTTATAATTTTGCATATTGTTTAATTTGATAATTTAACAAGCTTTTCTACAGCCCATGGAGTTATGCCGAAATCAAATAAAATATAAACCAAAATACTTATTGGAAATAAAACAATTCCTAGCATTGCAATTATTATTAACACTGGAAATTGAAAAACTTTTATAGCTCTATCTAACATATTCTAGTTGTTTACTTAGTTGTTCATAATCTTCAGGCTTATTAGTCCTGTAGGCTAACAGTGATGACCTTGCATCATCTATATTAACCTCAAAGTATTTGGCCATTAGCTTAGCTAGAGTTTCATCATCCTTTGCTCCATATTGCATTTCAAGCGCAGAAATCATAACCTCTAGCTGAGCTGTAGTCTTTTGAATTTTAGTGAAATACATATTAATGTAAAATGTGCCAATACCATGGCTTTAAGTGAATTTCATGAGCATGTTCAAGAATAGCCTTGCGCCTACGATTTACAGCATTACCATAATTCTCGTAAATAGGCTTCTTCTTTGATGTTAGGACTGGCTTGTAATTAAACTTACCAAACTTAACAACTTGAACTTTCTTATCATGTCTTTGAGCTGGAAATCCACATGAATTGAGGATCATTATATCCTCTCTACATTTATGTAATAGAATTGCTTTCATTGAATTAATATTTATTATTCAAAGTCGTCCTCATCATCACCACCTCCATAAAGCGACACTTCATATTTGTAATGAGAACTATTAAATTGTTTCCCATTATCTTCAATTACAGTTCGCTTTATAATAATTCGATCATTTTCATGAATCCATTGTGGAACATCCTTGCAAATTTTATGCAAATTAACCGTATCTATTCCAAAATATTCATGGCTATATCTTTTGTTATTTGGCGGGCTAAATGCAAAATATACAACCAGAAGAGCTAAAATAATAATGATAACTATATACATAATCTTGCTCTAGTATGATAAACAACTTCTTCTTCTTTGCGTACAACAACTCTACCTATTGGTGTAATTGTTTTAGTTAGCTCAAGGCAGAATATGTGTAATGGTTTATTAATGAAGTTGATTACTTTATTACCATGTACTATTTGTCCTTGAACTTTAATCGGTTCTATTCGTGGTCTCATAAATTATTTTTTATCGTTAATGTGATCCTCCCAATATAATCCATATTGAGCAACTAACCAACCGTAATACCAACAAGCCCAGATATTTTTAACGATATCTGAGGTAGGCCACATTGACAATTGGTCTTCGTTGTCAATAGATTTCATTTGGTCTAAAAATCTTTTATTGTATTTAAGACCAACCCATAATTTCAACACTCTCGGCGTCATCATTATTTATAAATTATTAAACACGTTAACATTGGGCCTCCACCAGCATTATAAGAATAACATCTATATTCAACAATACGTCCTTTAGATCCCCAAATTGCAATAGGCTTTAACCACTTGCACTCACGATGACTCATATTATATACAGAATCCTTTATTACTATTTTACTAACAAAGGCTCCCAAAAGTCCTAAAATTGGCCTTAAATGAGCGTCTAACGGCTTAGATTCGGTTGATCTCAATCCAACTGAGAATATAAATGCTTTTGCATAATGATTTGATGACTGAACATCAATCTGCTTTAATAGTGTGTTCTTAATCACACCTAAATCAGACGTGCATGTTAAATCACAATCAATAAAAGCTGATCCATACAATTCAATAGATTTATTCTCAACCATTATTTTAGATTGATTAACTTTATTTAACCCTCTTTTGATATCTGTATATATCTCTGGATCAATCTCACATATGCGAAGTTTTTTACTTCCTATGTATTGGTTAAAATTATCAATGTGTCGCTGAAAATCTGGGCCAGTTACAATAGTTGTGCTATTGAAGATTTTACTCAAATTTCGCCCAACAATTTGGTAAAACTCAGCCTCTATAAGATGTTTTATAGAAGCCGAGCTAAAATCATGTGTGTATTTAGGATTCATTTACTTGTAGTAATTCAATATTAAAATTACCAAGGTAACGCAAATCCATATTGATTCAATATGATTCCAAATTTTCAGCCATGTTGGTATATCTTTACTTTTAAACACACCGTAGTTTCCTATGATAAATCTAAAAACGTTGAAACATAGCATTATTAATCCAATAATAAATAATACTTTCATGGCTTAATCCCCAAGAATTTGAAATGAAAATTCGGCATCTCTGCCATACAAATCCCAGACATACTGTTGAACAGCCATCTTCAACCTATTGGTTTTAGATAACTTATTCCACCACGGCACACTAACAGTTTTCTTTGGCCTTGCATCATCAGATACAGCCCAAGCGCAGAAAGCTCCGGTCAATGTGGTGTGTTGCTCACAATTGTGAAATCGCGGCAATTGAGTTGTCTTTAAATTGAATACCGGCAATTTCTCGCGAGTATCATCATATGGATTCTTCCATAATTCAAATACTTTACTGCCTTTGTCATCAACTTTTTGTGTTGCTTCAAACTTACCACTTGTGGCAAGCCTAGCTCCAATTTGAATGGTCACTAGGATTTGTACATTTTTATAATCCATAACTATTTGATAATTAACGTAATTATTAGTATCTTTGCACTTAATTACATTAAAAATGAAAATTTCAGGTATCTATAAAATTCAATCTATTGTTAAGCCAGAAAGAATTTATATTGGCAGTGCTAATAACATTAACAAACGACGCACTAATCATTTACATAAATGGAAATATAAAAGTTTATCTAATACAAATTCCGAAGAACCATTTTAACCTAATAATATCCACTTCATTAATACAATAATCAAATTGCTCAGTATTATACCAATAATATACTAGACGCTTGGTTTTTGGCGTCCATAATTTAATCTTTATCATTTTATTATACAATAAAATACAAAGACTGTACCATGGATCATTTATTTCTGTTGCAATTCCAATATACTTTGTCATAATTTCTGTGTTTTTATAGTCCATAATAATATAGATTGGGAGTATAGCAAGACTCAAACTTGCGACCTCAGCTTTATCGGTGCTGCGCTCTATCAACTGAGCTATATACCCTACCTTAATTTTATACTTTAACCCCTCTTAACCAAATTGCTGCCCAAATCTCAGTGCGATCAGCTTTACCCAATCCAGATTTAGCCAACACTCTTGATAGAGTTAATTTACGGCCAGCTTTACGGCTAAACTGATCGCCATGACCGCATTTAGCAATAGCAATATGTTCGGTTTCATTAACCGTTAACACACATGATGTAGTTTTATTTGGCACATCATGATGCCAATCAATTTTAATACTGTCAGTGATTTTCATTTTGTTGTTTTATTTGATCTTTAAATAGAAATTTTCTTCTTAATTTATTTAATGGGCGCCTCCATCCTCTACGAATATGTTTAACCCATTCTCCAGTCATTTTATTGCGATTAATGTCAGTTTGTTTCATTGTTTGTTAATTTTAAAGCTAGCCCAATTTCTTAGACTAGCTTATTTGTAATAGCCTTGATTCGATACTATCAAGTCTTCAGTCATTCCTACTCTCTGACACTCTATTGCATTATATTTTACTTCAGTTGTTACTACAGAGCCACACATTGGACACATTAATCCATTATAGTAAGCTCCACATGATGCACATTTATATTTCATTGTAATATTGTTTTAGTTAAAATTCAAATATTCAGTTTGCTATGCATATGCACTGGAGTTATCATGATTAACCAGATATTATAATACACAATATTGGATTTTCGATTTCCAATGAGCTGAATATTTGAATTAATGTTTTAAATAATGAGTGTTGTATTCACCGGATCTCTTTGTACCATCAGTATAATACTTTGGAGTGTCACATTTTTACTACTGTTTATATCAGCAATAGTGCGGTGACCAGCTGCGACCTACAACTACTCATTATTGTATTGTAAAGCAGTTTAAAGTCTTTTTACGTCAATATGCTAAGGACTTTGACGACAGAAGTATCTGTATGCAAATTTATATTTTAAAAACTACCAGAAGTCTTAACCTCTAAAACTCTGAACAATCTAATCAATTAACCACTAAAAACTTTAAATCTATGAATGAAAATTGACTCCTGGTAGTAATATTATTTAATATAGTGATCAGACATAAGCAATATTGCCAACATAAAACCACTGATTAATCCAACTATAAATAATATTATTAGCATAATCTTAAATTTAAATTGTTAACTAAGAACCTAATAGTGGATTCGAACCACTGACCAACGGGATTTTAGCGCTCTGGATTACTATTGACTCATCTTTATATATTAGATTTGTGAATAGTTTTAGCCACTTGGCATATGACCGTTTTGCTCTGCCTCTCAGCTAATTAGGTTAATATATGGACATATTGCTACATCCATATATTATTTAATCCAATTCTTTAATTATGCTGGTACTTCAGAACCAACTGGAACTGGTTGTGCAGTTACAGCTGCATTAACCTGAGACTCAACGGTGATTGCCGGAGAGCCTTTGCGTAGTTTTTTACCATAACGAGCGCAAGTTGCGTCGTCTGATTCACCACGGAACTGAACACCACTGAATGATGTTGCTTTATTAACTAGACCAGTTGTTGTGTTAACAATTTCATATTCGTCAACCTCAAAACGCTTGATGGTTCCAAATGTTACATCATTTACGTTCAACCCAGAGAACAAGCCATCTTGGTTTGACCACAATGTACGTTTCTGTGGACGTGCATTAGTCTTAATCTCGGTCTGGCCACCACCTGGCAGAATTGCAAATTCGCTTAATTCCTGAAATGTTACCACTTTATACAAATTACCGTTTGAAGCAGTTTTCGCTTCTGTTAATTCAATTGCTTTTAAATACATTTTGTTTATTTATTAATT